TGACTTCTTTGATATCGGATGAAAATCATGATCGTCGTCATTTCCATGAACAAGTTTCTTTGCTGCATATCGAGCGCAGTAACCAGCACTCTCGAAGGTGAGCGATCCGAATTCAGCCAGGCCTTTTCCCCAGAGCCGGGAGAGAAGTTCAGAAGAATAAACCTGGTCGCCGCGATCATTCTGGTACTTAGGAACATAATCGCGAGGAGACCAATTAAAGATACAAGCGTGCCAATGTGGCCGCTTTTTTTGGTCGCCGTATTCTCCGGTGACGAACACTCCGATTTTTTCATTCGAGGTTTTCCTTAATCGTTTCATGAACAACTGGAAGTCGCGATATTGAAGGCGATCGCTCTCCAGGTGCTCGTCATCATAAGTCAAGGTGATAAAGCAATTTTCAGGGTGCATTTGGGCTTCATGAACGCATCGAACCGCCCATTGGCGGGCGTAATCGAGGCGGCATTCGAGGCATTTGCCGCATGGGAGTTGAAAGGTCGCGAACTCCTTGCTATAGGTTTTTTGGGACCAGGAAATAGTCTTTCCGTCGGCCATAAAGCCAACGGTCCTGGGGTAGAGACAACGCATGTGTTAGTTCCTTGTCTTTGCTCCGAGAGTCACCTGAGCTGCAACTCAGGTCTCTCATTGTTCAACTGTGTAACATAATTGACCTTAAGCGCAAATCAGAGTCGGATACCTCCGCGCATTCGGCGCGGGTTGGCGACGTTCAGCTTATGAACGCCGGAGGCTTTTCGAAAGCTACGCTTCGAGTGGCGCTTGGACATGGGTCTTCGTTTCACGTGATCTCCTACTGCAATAGGTTGTGTAGACACCTTACGGTGTCAGTGGGCCTAATTACAACAAGGAAGTGAATTAGGCCCACCAGCTTTCAGGTCAGGTTCTGGACCTTTTTGACCTCGACGCCTTTCGAAAGATGCTGAGGCGTGTCGGGGGATTTGATTTTGCCGGTACGTTCGTCGAACTCGGCACAAAGGTAGAGGTCGAAGTCTTCGGTGTTCGTGAAGAACACATTTTTTTCGTCGACTTGGTTCACGGCGCTCGTGAAAGAGCGGAGAGCTTCGCCAGTCGTGTTAGCGAAGAAGGGTCGGGTGAAAGCTTCGGCTTTCGCATCGCGGATCGAGAACAGTTTCACGGGTTTCCTTTCGGTTGTGTGGCAACGCTTGCCACGTTTCGGTTCCTGGACTTTGAGTTGTCCAGGCTTTTTGTCCAGCGAGGCTGGACAATTTTTTTGCTTCGCATCGCGGGACGTAACCCCGTCCCTGCGAACCCTCAGTCGTTCACGCCCTCGCTGGGTGGGTAAATTTCTAGACGAGGGCGGGTACAGTGCCTGCGGCGCTTTGAGGAGGGCCGCCTGGTAAGCGTCAGGCGGCTCGGAACGGCCGTGTACGGCCTTGTTGGCGATGCCCCAGTAGGGGCATGAGGGGTACAGGGATCGTTGGTTTAAGAGGGTTTTAGGGGCTCGTTTTTGGGTTGGGGTTGAGAGTTGGGTTTTTCGTTTTCATTTTGAGGTTTGTTTTCGTTTTTGGGTTGGGGTTGAGAGTTGGGTTTGGCGAGCCCCAGTTTTATTTTTTCGTCCAACGTGTTGGGGTCATCCATGAATTTAAGAAATTCAACGGGTGAGTTTTTGAAGCGTTCCCGGACTTGCGCCGGAAGAATATCGAACGCTCTTTGAGCTTCGATGATGATATCCATCGAAGTTTGAAGGTCCTGAGCGGACGAGAGGTCGGCGTAAAGGCCGACAGGATCAGGGAGGCGATGAAACGAGCCTCCCTTTTTCATGTACTGAGCCATAATGTTGTTGATGTCGCAGGCGTAAGCCTGATTTTTTTGAGTGCGGGTTTTGCCTTCTTGTTGGAATTGAACGCGGATCGATCCGTCTTTGCGTTGGGTCACTTTTTTGATCATTTTGCGTTTCTCACTTTCACGGGTGGGTTGGGGTTTTTTCTGAGCCAATTAGAAATGGGATCGGTAGCAGAATCTTGTTGCATTTTCATGGACTCGAGGGCTTTGGCGCCGGCGCGATTCATGTTATTCAATTTCTTCCACATGTCTCCGAAGAAGCTTCCTCGTTCGGCATCCTGATACAGGGCTCGATTTTCGGTCGAGACTTTATTTTTCTGAGCCTCGAGCAAAGAAATCTCGGCGTTCTGTTTCTTGAGGCTTCCTTTGAGTAGCGCGGCTTCGATGGAATTCGCCGCCATGCCTTCGGCAACGTTTTGCATCTGGGCGGTAGCGCCGGCCGGCGAGCTCGCGCCGGCGTTCAAGGAAAGAAGCGGATTCAGGCCAGCGGCGCGCAAATCGGCGACTTCGCGCTGATGGGCGGTGCTGGACATGCGTTCCTGAAAGTCCATTTGATTTTGAGCCATCTGAGCATTCGCCTGGTTGGCCTGCTGAGAGCCAAACATTTGAAGTCCCATCATGCTGAGCATGGGGTTACCGGAAGCGAACCCGGCAACGCCCAGGGCGGCCGGGATCGCTTGATCTTTATTTCTTCCGCCGAAAAAGCCGCCAGGATCGACGGCTGTTGTTACGGCGCTTCCGATGTCTTCGAGAAATCCCATCAGAACCGTCCCAAAGTGGCGGGAACGGGTCTCGCGACCATCGGACGGGCGTGCGTGTACTTGATGAACATGTCCATCAAGAGATCCGGACCGGTGGTCACGGCAAGTGCACGATCGATCGGAGAATTCAATTCAATGAATTCATCGTTCAGCTCCGGAAGCGCAGGAAAGTCGCCCGCCTGGTGCCAGGCATCGAGAGACTGAGGAGCATCGGAGCGGAAAAGACCTCGGATGCCGGAGGGGAAATAGCGAAGTTCACCATAACGTTCGTTAAATCCGAACGGTTCGATATCACCGGAGGTGCCTTGAGTATAGATCTCCCGATTGAGGATGGTTTGTTCTCCGAGAAGTTGGAGTTTCGGCCAATAAAAGTCGAAACGAGTCGAATTGAACATCCACCGAGGGGTTCCTTGTTGGTATGTGATCTCGGAATAGGCGACCATAAGGCCGATCACGATCGAATGTTCATCAAACGACTTCACGAAGCCGATGTTTTGGCCACTCGCGGTTCCATAAGCGGCAACTTGACCAAGGGCGTTCCCGCCAGAAGTTTGGGACGTCTGAGGAACAACGTTCGAGTTGATGTCGGACTGACCGCCACCCAGGTATTCGGGCCGTTGAAGGCGGAAATCGGGTGCCTGGACGTTGAAGTGATTCAAGATGATCTCGGTAAAGCGCGTCCCGCCTCGAGCGTCGAGTTCAAGTAAGCTTTGAATCATTATGGCTTGGCGGAGTTGGTTAATCGTGGCGGACGTGGCTGCGCTTAAGTCGGCGTAAATATCCGGGTAGCCGCCGCTGACCGCGGTGCCTTGAACGCCCCAGGAGTTTGTCGCTGGATCGATGGGTGCCCAGATTGGGTAGGTAGTCGAAGTTCCGTCGGACTCGTAAAACATCGTTGGGGTGTTGCCAAAAATTTGGCCCGATTTTCCGATCCCAAGAACGGGGGCTCGCGATCCAAGCGGCAGCTCTACTGGTTCGCCTTTTTGCGCAAAGGGCAAGGCGCCGGTAAAATAATCATGCGGTTTTGCTTTTTTTCGAAGAACGTAATCGGCGGGATCGTCGGGACCGTTGTCGTAATCGACAGGAATGGAATCCTGAAGATTCTGATCTCGGAACCAGGTGTTCCAGATCAGGTTATAGGCGCGTCCCATGAAATTGTTCGTGGTGATGCCGGCGACGCCGGGTCGAACACCGAACTGGTCATACAAAGAACCGAACGTCCAGCCGGTTTCTGCTGGTGACGTAATCTTGGGGGTCACGAAGTCGATCGGATCATCCGGATCCGTTTGAGCTCCGCACATTTTTTCGAAATTCGGCCAAATCAGCCGAATCGGAACGGTGAAGTAGTACCATTTCAGGTACATCCGATCCATGACGGGGTTTTTCATAGCGCTCGAAGTAAGGCGCGCGAAAAACTGAGTCGAAACATTGGCGGTGTCGCCAGGATACATGATGTCGACGAAGAACGGAGTCAGCTCGTCGAAATTCATCGTGGTTTTGTTTGTGTGCGAACGATCGAATTGCGATCGTGGAATATTGACTTGCGGTGTGAGAGCAAATCGAGAGGCAGCGTTGCGATTTCCGAGATTCATTTTCTCTCCTTCAGAGTTTCAAATATCGTTGCAGTCGTTGTACAAATTTTTGTTGAAGAATTTCTTGGCGAGCTTGGAGCGTTGTCGTTTGAGCTCCTTTAAGTCCTCGGCGATCGTTCGCCTGTCGATCGCGATCGAGATTTCGTCGCTGAACTCCAGCTGCGTCGTCCATCTTTTTTTGTTTGGTTTCAATCGTGTATTGATGCCAAGCCTCCGGTTGATGTTTTTTGAGCCATTTTTCGTAGTAGCGAGGAATGCTGCAGCTTTTGCCATTGGGAAGAATCAGTCTTCCGTAATTAAAGACATCGGGCCAAAAGCGCTCCAGCCAACGCTTTCCGATTGCTTGGTGCGATGACTTCTTTGATATCGGATGAAAATCATGATCGTCGTCATTTCCATGAACAAGTTTCTTTGCTGCATATCGAGCGCAGTAACCAGCACTCTCGAAGGTGAGCGATCCGAATTCAGCCAGG